CTACGCCTGTCATCATGCGGATACGCTTGGCAACCTCGCCCTTCTTGACAAGATGGGAGTACTCGATAATGGCGTCATCTGGGATGGCCACGCCGACCTGACGCAAGTTAAGCGCCTCTGCGAACTGCACTTCATCAAACGAGTCACGGGCAGGCGCTGTGGCGATGACTACATCGTACTCACCCAGCGTTAGGTCATTTACGATCTGGCCCTGCGGCGTCATCTGGTTGATAACCATCTCTTCGCGAGGCTGAAGCGGGTCGCTTTCATCAGTAATCATGATGATGCGCTGCTCTGTGTAGAACGTCTGGATGAGATCGAGGATGCGCTCAGCCAAGTACTGTCGAGTCTTCCGCAGATTATCGAGCGGCACCTGAATCATGATCGCACCACGATTCTGCTTAGCCTGAATAGCTACACCTGATACTTCAGCACTGTCAGTGCCGAGCATCGAATCGTTGATACCAGAGATCGCCTTGATGTTAAGCGCAGCTTTTTGGCTGATGCGGTCTAGGCCGGTGGGGATCTGGTTAGGCTGAATCTTCTGCGGAGGCTGTGAACCACGGTTGTACTCAAGCACGAGTCCTGTTTCTGCACCGTGCTCCTCTAAGTCATCAGCTTGCATCCCGACTAGTGATCCACTCTCCACGACCCATCCGCTGTTGGCGGTCGTGTTAACGATGTGGAGTTCTTGGCTCGCTATCTTGTTGAGCTGCTCCTGTGGACTAAGGAGATTGCGGACCATGCCAAAAGGACGACCCCTACGGAAGTAAGCGAAATAAGGAACAATAGTGAACCCATTGTAAGGAGACCAATCGTCGTGAAGAACAACGTGATCGCACGTAACGGTCCAACGAACCTTGCGCTTAACCTTTGAAATAATGTTGAGGCCATACTCCTTGGCGAACTTCTTAGCTTTTCTTTCGTTCCATGCTTCTGGTACATCTCTCTGGTCTCCTGTATCAGGGTCCACGAAACAATCTACCCGATGCATGCGACGGTGTTGGCGCTCGATGACCCGCAAAGCCCTAATATTGCGGTACTCATCATCTCCGGGTGGTCCTGCACCCAGATAATCGTCAGCAGAAGACAGATCGCCGAAGCGGTTCTCTTCATACTCGATGGAGTCCCGGCCCATACCCGCGCCGTTTTCCGCAATAAACTGCAGCTGCTCAGCCTTCTTCTTGCCGTACAGCTCTTCAATCTCATCGAGGGTCATCCATTTGGTCTCAAAGACCTCGTTCCACGATTCGGGGTTCTGGTCCTTGGCATCTGGATCAATGAGGATGTCTAGTGGATCTTTAGCCGTGATTCGTATTTCACCTTCCACGTGGTCGGAAAAGTCCATACGACAGTCAAAGTATCCGCGCCCATCGAGAATGAGGCCGTCGCTAAACACTTGCTGCTCGATCCAGTCGAGCTTGTTGTTGTCTGCAATCTGCAGGTACAACTTGGTCAGCGTGTGTGCGACTTCGGAGTCGCCGTTTCGGCGTGGTTTAAACTGCACATCTGCACGGCGCGTGGACTGTTCTCCAAGGACCGTGTTCACTGTTGGTAACACAGTGTTGATGGTCAGTGCAGGACGCCCCTCAGCTTCAAGCTGAGCAATATCATCGGGATCCCACTGGTCACCGCGATAGAAAGCATCGCAGCGTTTTGCGTTTTCAATATAGTCGAGGTGCCCATTGTCGCGGGCACGCACGTAGCGATCCCATTGGCCTGAAGCGATTTCTGCCTCTTCACCGGGGGAAAGTCGTTTCTTTGGGTTGGCCATAGTTATGCACTCATCGCAGATTTATTGCGCTCGGGTTTCATGAGGTGGTTAAGACGGTCTCGCCATGACGGTTCACGGACCACGGCAGGTGCTTGGTAACTAGCAAACTCCGTCATCATCAAACCTAGCCACGCGAGCGCGTCGACTTGGTCGTCATGCACCCCGTTCGGAAAACGTAAGAGTTCTGCGACTAACGGGCCGGTGAATAGCTCATCACGGGGGAGGAACACCATCCCCTGCTGCATACGGCCTTGGATCGCTCTAGCACGGGCTTCTTTATCCCGCCGCCCCGTCTTGAGGTCTTTGAAATAGGCTTCGTACAGTCCGCGCTCTCGGACACGCTTCTCTAGGAACGGACCAAGGGCCATCTCGATGTGGCCTTTTTCTATACCGATGATGGATGGGTGCCACGTCTCATAGAGATCCAAGATCTGTTCTACAAGCTCGAAGCCGTCAAAGCGGCCCCGCACCACGTCCATTACGAATAGCTGATCATACTCGTTGACCCCTATGACCATGCCGACTGAGTAGTCGTTGCGGTCTCGTTTGCCAATCGCCAAATCCCACGCAGCGTAGTAGCGCATGGCATCTAGGTCGACTTCTTCTGGGTCGTAGTAACGAATCATGTCACGGGTGAAGTAGTCACCGTCATCCGCAACTGGGTTTTGTTGGTACAGCGCCGACCAGTCTCTGGGGCCGACAGCTCGTTGGATACGTTGCAGCGACTCAACGTCGTAGCGCTCTGGGTGTAGCGCGTCGCCCTGCTCTCGGAACTCTTCGTCTTCTTCCGCTATCGCGGGGTAACGAATGACTTCCCACTCGTCGCCGCCGTCAGTAGAAGCTTTAAGCAAGCGGCCTGCTAAGTCATCATCATGCCAACGAGTGAGAATAACAAGTACTCCACCACCCGGAGCGAGGCGTGTGTAAGCAGTACTAGTATACCAATCCCAAGAACCATCCCGGTTGTTCTGGCTTTCAGCATCTTCTCGGTTCTTGACGGGATCGTCGATAAGAAGAATGTGCGCTCCCTTACCCGTAATACCACCTCCGACACCAGCTGCAACGTAACCGCCGCCATTTGTAGTAAGCCAAGCTTCCGCAGACTGGCTGTCAGGATCGAGTCGAGTCTGAAACGCAGTTTTGTAAGTAGACTCGCGGAGGAGTTGTCGTACCTTTCGGCTGAAACCCATAGCAAGCGAACCCGAATACGAGCAACTAATAAATTCGTGGCTAGGATTTCGGCCCAGATGCCAAGCCGGGAACGCAACCGATGCAAGCGTAGACTTTCCGTGACGCGGTGGCATAAACAACATAAGCCTTGGACTTTTCTTGTCCACCACGTCTTGGCTGAACTTTTCGAGTCGTCGGCATATATCCTTGTGTACCCAGCCAGCCGAGTAGTCAGGATTAAATCTCTCAACGAATGGTAGTAGCCGTTTGCGGGTGAGGAAACGTAGTGCGAGTTCTGCTTTTGCTTTGTTTTCAAGGGACGCCTCCTCTTCTTCTATCTCTACATCAGGAGTAGTTGGGGGTGGCAACGCTTCCGCATCATCCGCTTTGCAATAGACACACAGCCCGCTTACCTCGTCTGCGTACAAGGTTTCGGGGTGTAAGTTCTTACAGCGTAAGCACTTACGTTTTGGTATCTCTGCATTCAAGACGCGGCAGGCTCCAAGTAGGCGTTAGACTTCCCGGCTATCTCCAGTAACTCTTCATCAGACAGGCGCTCAAGCTGTTTTGCGGTCGCGTTGAGGTTGATGTTTATCTGAGTCGCTTGGTCAGGCAGACCTAAACCATGCAGCTTCACTAATGAGTCGACAGTGTTCTTCATTTCTGTCGCGGTAGCGGACGAGGAGTACGCCTCCATATACATAGTGTGTGCGTTGGTCTTAGTGAACTTGACCTCTTCGCGCATCTGGTCGCGAAAATACTGTAGGGCTTGCTGCACCTGTGGCAGCTTAGACGCGGAGTACGCGGTCTGCGCAGACTTATATCCAGCCGCTCTACCAGCAGCAGAGACAGTCATGCCGCTCGAAACCATTAGGACGAGCTTTTCTTGTTGCACAGTGAGTTCGCCAAGCTGCAACCCCATGTAAGGAACGTGGGATTGGAACTCGGTATGGCTCATATCTTTGGTATCACTAATGGATACGTCTTCGGACGCTTTCTCCAAACTGCTCCCTCATACCCTCGTCTTGGTAGATAAACACTGGTGCACGTGCACCCAGATCATCCAGCCCGATATTGACTACAAATTCATGCAGCGACAGGTGCGGTGGATCCATAAACATCACAAGTTCTTCGGCTAATGACGCGTCATAAGCTAGAACTTCGACACCTGAAACGTAAGCTGTGCCTAGAAGAGCATCTTCTAGTCCCTCTATTGCAAGCATTTCGATCATTGTCATAGGCGAATATTAGCCTTACTAATATATCTAATCAATAGACATGTCGTGTATGTTTTTGACCCACCACCAAAACATGTCTATCGAGAGCGTGTGGCGCATGATATTTATGCGGTACGCCACGAGCTGAACATTTTCTGGCGTGTACCCAGACTCGGGACTTACGCGGTCAATACTGGCGTTGAATTCTTTATGGCCAGTGCCGTCTATATGGTGGGTCATGTTGACACCCGAGATAGCACACTTGCCGTTTTGTGCCTCCCATATGTCTATAAGGTCTTCAGGTTCTAGCCGCCATTCGTGCGTTTCTTTGCGGGAGTACTTTAGTTTGGAGCACAGACGCCTTAGATACTGTTCGTACCCGGCGCTAACTAATTTATTGCGCGAAACGGATTTGCAAGAATTGCAGATACCACGCGCCCCGCCTTTCTTGTACTTCTCAAACTGCTCTATCGGCAGATCGCGCTTGCAGCTTTTGCAAGTCTTGGTACCCAAAGACCGTGCCCCCCGGTCATTAGTTGAGCTAATAATACGTACCAGAAATTTTTTTGCAAAATTTATTTACGAATCGCTCACACACTATCTCCCCCCTGCCGACTAGACCCAGCCCTTTCCCCGATCACGGACATTGAACCTTGTTTCGTGATTCGTGGCTGGAACCTTGTCCGGCAGTAACCCCTTTTACTCACTCGTTCCTCATTCGTTGTCGTTTGTCTTTGTGTCTTTAACTAATAGGAGATAAGACATGCATCACGTTACACACGCAATGATGGAGCAAGCGGCGGTAGAACAGCTTGAGCGAAAGATGGATCGGATGACAGATGCCGAGATACTTGAGAAGTACGGCATCGTGGTGGAAGAAGAGCCAGTCATAGACGAGTTGATCTGGGACTATGAGGAGGGCGAAGCATGATCTACGCAGACGCAATATGGTTCGTAACTCTCGTGCTTGTAATACCCTCACTAATCATGTGGTCTTTGTCCACGATTCTTGATCCACGGCCCAAGGTTCGTGGTGCAAGGCGCTTGACCGAGCATGAGTGGGCCATGAAGTGGCAACGTGCTGAGTGGGAGCGGCGTCGTCGCGCGCGGCGGGGGGTGTGACAGCACTTTTACGGTGTGACACCACAATTTGCAACGTGTCACACCTTGGCAAGTCATTGATATTGCTACACATTCTTTGCTTTAGCACTAGGGTGTGACAGGTGTGACACCTCAACTAAGTTAGTACACAAACGTATCTGTTTATTTAATACTTTTACTTTTCAACTTAACTTTTTAACTATTTGCTGTCACACCTGTCACACCTTTCTTCTTTACTGTTGTAAATCAACAACTTACATCATTTCTCGTGGTGTCACACTCGCGTCACACTCGCGTCACACCTAGTGTCACACCTCAACGAACCACGGTCCACGGAGGACGATTCAATGCTCAAATTCATACTTCTAATGCTTTCTAGCTTTGTATCTATGGTTGCAGCCGCACACACAGTCAGCTTCATATTTAACGGCTCATTACTGCTGGCTGTAGCTACATTCGTTTTCTTTTGCGCAGGTTGTTACATGACTGTCGCACTCACATCAGTTCAGGAGGCATAACAATGATCGGTAGCACAATGTATCGCGACTTTGCTGAATCACGTAGCTGGAAACGTGAACCA